CGCCTGTAACCACAGAGCTCCGGCACGCGATTAGATCGCGAGCGTAGCTTGCAGATAAGAGGACCAGGTCTTAAAAGGTCCAATCCCAGCATTAGGGGGCCCACCGAGGCGCGAATCCACGAGCTTCCCCAAGCGACGTGTGCGCACTCGTGATTTCGCGCCATTTTCCTGCGCGTCGTCGGTGGTTGTGTGACGCGCAGACCTCTCCATTGTTTTAATGCGCGGGAGTAGGAAGAGGTCACTCCCGCGCATCCCCAGTTGATTAGCCAGCCGCGCCGCCGGGGACGGCGCGGGGGCGCGACGCAAGACACGCGTCGCTGTGTTCCGCGCTCACCACGCGGTGGTTTCTCATGAATTAGTACTCCGGGTGAGAAGGTGATCCCGAAGTGGACTTTCAGACTGAAGAGGCACCAGTTTCCAGCTGGATTTCTCAGTCGCCTTGTGAGGCCCTACGCCTCTAGGTGTGCTCACCTAGTGGCGCTTGGGCCTCGGGCCGCGCCTGCCGCGTGGTTGCTCCATCTTTTCGATTTCCTCGATCAGTCGGGCTTCCTTTGCACGCCTCTTGGCAGGCTTGGCGGTTCTCCTCCGCCTTTGGTTGTGTCCAATGAAGTCTGCGACTCCGTCCAACAGCACCTCGCCGGCGTTGTCTCCCTTAAGGAGTCGCGGCACCGCGCCTACGGCGGCTTTGGCGGCGTCCTTGAACCAGGTTCCGAAGAAATTCTGGTTGAGAGGGACTCCAACAGGCATGCGCGAGCGAGCTTCAGAGTAGAAGCGCCACGCTAGCTCGTCGTAGGTGGGCGATGGGCTGGTGAGTACCACTAGGTCAGTCTCGGAGACCGACGGAGCCCGCTCGACGATGACTCTCCAGTTCATGGTGAGCACTGTCTGTTCGGGCAAGTTGTGGAAGTAGATTCCACTAGTGGCAAAGTTGTTGGCGGACATGCTGGTTGGACAAGTGTCCGTGGCTGCGGCGGCCCAGTCCGGGGAGGTAGAGTTTTCTGCCTGGATCCCGGTCCAGAGAACGCCGCGGCTATCAGCGGTCGCATGAGCCTCAATCCCGTCATAGATACGCAATAGGGATTTCGGCTTTTCGAATGGGTTCAGCTCTCCCTGGAGAGTGCCGACCATGTAACACCCTAGCGCCGCGTCCCAGCTAGTCGAGTCTGGCAGCAGAGCCGCTTCGTCGACGTTCGCGGGAGGCGCGCGGTTGTAGGACATTTCGTGATACGCTTGTTGAATCACCCCTTGGTCGTTGTACAAGTTAGTGTAAACTTCCTCGGACAGCTGCGGGGCGCGGTAGCACGTAGCGGACCCGCCGCGGTACAACAACGGAGTGGTGTTCACAACCTCCCAGCCAATGGCTATGATTTTGTGTTGTCCATCCATGTAGTTGTTGTTGCGGGTCCATTTCGGCGGAGTTCCGCCGTCGAGCACGGTTTTGGTGGGGCCGTGCCCTCGGTACTCGACCGAGGCGTCGGCGGGGCCGGCGCCGTTAGGCCAAGTCTTCAACCCTGTCGAGCACTGAGCACTAGTCAACAGTCCGAACGTGTCTTGAGTGTTGTTAGAGCCCGGGACTACTCGGGAGCCGAGCATGTCTCCAAATCGCCGCGTTTGGCGAATGCTGGAGTTCAAGCCACCGTTTTCGCCAGTAGTGACGTCTTGGTTCAGCAGGGCGATGTGCAGGTCCCAGGGGCCGGCTCCAGGAGTTCTCTTGAAGTCGACAGTCCCTTTGATGCACTGCACGATCGTGTCCGCTCGCTCGTAGGTGGGTTGTCCTTGGATACGCTGTGGAGCGTCGTGGAAGGGGTCGAGAGCGACTGTGAGCCACTCTTCCCCAGCCATGGTCAAACCGGCTTTGACCATCTTCCTAAGGTCTTTGTCACCCTTGTCAAGGTTGTTGACCGTTTCAGGTCCAATGCCTGCAGACATGAGTCCGGAGGCGGGTACTTCGATTGCGGCCATAATGGCTGCAAGAGCCGTGCCTCTTGTAGCCGTTGTTCCCCCTCTTTTCTCGCACGGTTTGGGGGGGATGGTGCATCCTTTGCACTCACTTGGGGGAGTCTTTTGCATGATCTACTTTTAGTGAGCCCCGGAAAAGGCCGTCTAGTCTAGTTCAAGATTTGCGACGGCCAGAAGCACCTCCACTGCAGTCAAGTGCTCGAGCGCGCTGTTATGGCGGATCTCGCGGAGCAATGCCTTGGTGAGAACAGGGTTGGGCTGCTTGGAGGTGAGGTTGAGTAGGGATTTAACCCAAGACTCTAGCTCACAACCGGCATGGGTGTACCGGTGCGAGCTGAAGGAGAAGTTCTTCCCGTCCTTGAGTCCGTGGATCTCAACTTCCCTCTTTTCCAAAAAGGGTCGTTTCGGGAACCCGAACTCGATCGAGTCGTCGCCGTTGAATTTCCCCTCAGGGTATCCTTCTAGGCGGGACGCGATCGCTCTGGCTTTTCCGTTGATGGTGGTAGTCAGAGTCGTGCCTGACGGGACTTGACCGGGCTCGATGTTCATAAAGAGTTCGGTTTGTCGCCCGTCAATGGACGGAATGGCGCAAATAGCGTAGGACAGTAGCCGTGCGTTAACGCGTATGGCGTTGGCCAGCCTGTAGTAGGTGTGGCCGGCACGGTCGCGCAGTGAAGCTATGGTAACTTCAGCGGCTCCGCGCACTAAGTACACGGAGGCTCCGTTGTCCCAGCTGGCGCAATCTGACGTGGTGCGCTGGCCGTGCCTCTTTGTCAAGAGGTCGACTACTTCGCGGAAATCGAGGGCCGGTTGATCCTCGAATGATATTCCGTACGTCAGTTCACTTTCAAGTGGGCGCTCTCGATGATGGGCAAGGAGAGCGGTTTTGTGCTCCTTTTCGAGAATTCTCTCGCACATTTGGTTGACGAAGTCGTTCATCTTTACGTTTCTGAACTTGCCCTCCCTGAACTTGCGCGCAGGATGCAGTTCTTTCTTCAAGATGACGTGGTAGGGGCCGACGAACCCGCCGAGCACGAGAGCCATGGGGTCTGTCTCGAG